CGTGTGCAGGAAGCTGCATAAAGGGCAGATAGTTTGCAGAACCTAGGACTACAATCTGGCCGAAAGATTTGAAACTTAATTTCAAGATCTGCTTCTCAAATAGATCTTGATAATCTTTTACAGAAGAGTTTTGGTTAATAAGTACATTATTTTGGTAAATCTCAAAGAGATGTGGTTTCATGCCTCTTTTTACAAGAAAATCATTTTTACCTACAGAGAACTCACATTCTACGAGAAGTCCTTTATTTGTAATAGAGTTCATCAACTGAGGCTTATTGATGTTACGGAATGGCTTACCATATAAAGCAAATACCAGCGCATCCAATATTGTGGACTTGCCGGCTCCATTCTCACCAACGATTAAAGTTGATTTACTACGATCTAACTGGATCTCAGTCATTTGATTCCCTGTTGACAGAAGGTTCTGCCAACGAAGCTTTTTAAAATAAATCATATAATTACTCTACCTGTAAAGCTTCACTATACAACGTCCTGAGAAAATTGTCAAGGCGTTTTTTATCTACCGGAGTTTCCCACTGATCGACCACCTTAGTCAAGATCGTGAGCGTGTCTTCCGCTTCATTGACAATGTCACTGTCATCTTCCAATTGAAGATTGAGATTGTCTTCGACCACTTGGATATCAAGAGCACCAGCCTTTTCAAGTCTATCAATATATGTATCAAACCAGAAAGGATTGTTCTTGTTCTTTACGATTACCTTGACGTAAGATCCTTGAGTCGCTCCAAAATCGAATTGATTGATGGCATCGAATCCAGTCCACTTGGTATCATCATAGAACCACTTTTGAAACATTGTGTAGGGATTTTGGATGAACTGCAACTCTCGAGTTTCTGTGTCGAATATATGAAAGCCCCGTGGATCATCAAAATCAGACCAAGACATTTCATACGGTGCGCCAAGATAGTTGATATTGCCGCGTGTGGATTTATGATGGAAATGACCAGAACAAACGAGATCAAACTTATTAAAAACGCTAGTAGATAGACCATGGTCGTTTACGGCTCCTCGATACATTTCGAACCCGGCAATTTCGAGATGGCCAAAAAGGATCTGCGCGTTAGTTTCTTCGACAAATTGCATTGACTCGTCATAGTTACCCGAGCAGACCCACGGCAAGACAGCAATATCAGTGCCATCAACATTAACAACAGTAGGTTCATCATAATAATTTATCTCGTATTTTGAGTGATCGTACAATTCACGCATGGCATTCACCTCGTTCGTATTCTTGAACGAAGTATCATGGTTGCCAATAATCACATCTAGTTTAATGTTTGATGTATGGCACTTGTCGACAAACGATCTAAGGTGTCTGGCTGTGACGAAGTTGATATACTTTCGACGATCAACGATGTCGCCCAAATGAAAAATACGACTAATGCCATTAGCAGCAAGGTGGGGAAAAAAGAATTCATAATAAAACCTGTTAAAGTATTCGGCAAACGCAACAGAATCTCCACGTGCGCCAAAATGTGTATCAGTAATCAAAGCAATTTTCATTTAGATTTTCCGAACTTTCTTATCATATTCACGAATACACTTGTCGCAAAAGTCGCGAATGTTTTGCAAATTCATCATATAGTTATGTCGAGCTGTTACCGAATTGGTAGGGTCTAACATGTTTTCTCTATACTGCTCAAGCAGCGGTGGGATATTTAGATTATTCATCTCCGTCCTCGATAAATTTTTCTACGCCCTTTTTAGGCTTATTAATTATAGGGTTCTTTGCTTCAAATTTTTGAACTAGTTCACCCAGCTTTTCATTTACATTAATATATACGGCAGCAAACTGAGATCGATCTTCTGGTGCCATATCAACAAGAGTATTCATTACAATAGAATTTTCGAAGCTCTTATGTTTGATGTAAAGCTGCTTCTTTTCTTTTTCGATTCTACGTAGGAATGCGTTGTATACGATTTGTGTAAAGTATGCAAATGGATTGTTTGTCTTTTCTGGATTAAAGTTATGGAGATACCTGAGGCAGTTCTCAATAGCATCACCAATCATTTCATCTTTGTAAGAGTATCCAACAAAGTTTGGTCGAGTTGCCAGTCGCTGAGCGATTAGCATAATACACTTACCGACATAATTCGGAACAGGTGGACGATCTTCACCGAGTCGCTTTGTCTCTTGGAATGCAGTATGGTACTTCACCATCTCTGTATAAAAGAGCTTGTTGTCGATGTAGTGATTCGACTTCTTTTTCTTTGGGATCTTTTCCATTATAACCTCAATTCAATTTCGTTTTATCTGGCCGAATCATATCCATAAACTGTTGATATCTCTTTTCGGTTTGATTCATTTCGCCTATCGCTTCGTTAATAACATCATCTGCTATTTGTTTGTCGTACATAGAAACAAGTCTTTCGTAATAAACACACATTTGTTTTGAAGCTTCAAAATCAAATACTATTTTACTCTTATCAACCATTATATACTCAGATGGAGAAAATGTCAACACGTTTGTGAGCTTAGAACCAACGAATCCTTCATTATTAATAGCATCAATAATATAAAAAGGATTGGTGATCTTATAAGAATTGGAAGACTCTTCCACCACTCCAATAAGTTGTTCGCCATTTATTAGGTTTACTATTCGAATCATTATAACCTCACGTTGTAAATTTCATAATCAAATTGTTCGGCATCGTAAATTTTAGTGCGCTCTAAGAAGTGTTTCAATGTAAAGTTTTGATGTGCTTTATAAGACAGATCATCTACAATATCATACAAGACAGCGCCATGTTCTTGTTTCTCTTCATGCAATCGAAGCATACGGCCAATCGACTGTAGTACTTTAATCTTAGACTTCGAAGGCGATGCAGCAATCATATGGTGAAGTCTATTAATACTAACACCAGTAGATGTAGTACCTAATGATGCTAAGAGGATGGCGTTTTCTTCTTCTTCAATCGCCTTACGTATAGCTTCTCGATTATCACCGCTGACAGAGCCATCAATGTAAAACACATTATGATCTGTACTTCTTGTGATGAGATCATGGAGTGTTTTGCCATGATCCACAATTCTAAAGAAAACAAGTTTGTTACCCTTTAAAGAGAGTCCGAGATTGCGGATGAACTTGTTCCGAGGCTCGCTACAAATGAGGAAATCGATTTCTTCTTGGTATGTTTTTCCTTTGAGATCTTTGCTTGTCTGTTCATCATACTTAAGGACAATGCACTTGATCTTGAGCTTTGCAACGTAACCTTGGTCCATGAGCTCTCTGGTACTAACTGCTTTGTACTTTGGACCGAAGAGACCTTCGATTGTTGCTTCGTTGAGGGGTGAGCCGTCAAGCGTGCCAGTGGTACCGAAGCGATACTGACAACTAGTAAGACTGCTAAGAATTTGTATAAGAGAGGTTGCTTTTGCACCATGCGCTTCATCTCCGAAAACTACTCCAAATTGTTGATACCAAGGCTTGAGCATTTTGCTTTTGCCATTGTTTAGTGATTGCCATGTTGTAATAACTAGATCAGCTGGAATGTCGTTTGATCTATTTATTCCTTGAGTAGAACAATGGATCGTACCAGTGTATCCATAGTCTCTAAAATCACTTTCCATCTGGTTTACTAGACCAATGGTAGGAACAATGATGAGTCCTTTATGGCCAAACTGCTGGTACCATCTCATCAGAACATAAATCATAAAAGATTTACCAGAAGATGTAGGACTAACAAGCGTTCTGCGTGTAGATCTTAGACACTTGAGAATCGAATCAAACTGGTAATCTCTTTGTTGATACTTTTCAGGAATATTGAGTGATGCAATAAACTCTTTGAGTTCATGTTCAGATACATTCTCGTAAAGTAGTTCATCATCAAATGAGAAACTATATCCACGTGCATCACAGAACTTTTTAATTCTTTGAGCAAGTCCGGCATAACAAGTACCAGCCAAATTATTAATAAGCCGAATCTTACCATCCCAGACTCTTGCACGATACTTAGGATTGAACTTATAACCTTCAGCAAAGAAAGTAAATTGGTCCGACAATTCCATGATTGTCGAAGGTTCAGCAATTACTTTTACATGAACTCTGTCTATAAACTTTAGATGTACATCACTCATTAAATACCAACTTTGAATTTCTCCCAGTCTATCGCAGACTTAATGTTAAAGCCGCGGTTCGTGAAAGATTTGATAATGGACTCAAGAAGCTCTAGCTTCTCCTGCTGAATACCAATTTTGAGTGTAAGGTTTACAACTTCATTATCGGCTTCAATATAGTTATTCACGTCCGAACGAATGATCTTACCCTGTGGTGGCAATTGCCATCCTCGAGCATGAGTCTCTTCAGTCGGTCCCATAGTAAAAAACTCGTGCTTAGCTAGCTTCAATTGCTTGAGTTCAGCTTCGTACTTACGAAGAATCAATCGTTCATTCGTAAAGATTTTGAAATATTTGTGGTGGAGCTTGGGAATACGTAGAACCTCATCGCCTAGTTCTGAGCGATCAATGCGTGAGTCCTGGTCCCATTCGGTAAAGATATCGTCTAGTTTCATAATATAACTCTATCACATGTTATGAAAAATGTCAACTAAATTAATTCAATATTGTACTTTAAATACTCAAATTCTGCAGTGCATTGAATGTAGTTGACATCGGTGTCAGTTGTGTTAAAATCTAAATCACCAAGTGAGATAGGAAATGCATCATAAAATGTAACCTTAATGTTTGGTCTCATCGAGCTATTCATAATAAGTAAAGAGATATCTGAATAGACTGTCTGCACACTACCGGGTTCTGCATCTTTCAGTGCTTTATATTGTGCAAAACTTTCTGGTGCACCTAGACCTACCATCCAATTATAAATTTCTAAGTAATCATCCATATCTTCACCAACTCTAAAAGAAACAGTGAGTGGATTGTATGTAATATGACTGGCATTAGGAATGTTTATGAATGGAGTAGGAGTTTCAGTTTGGCTAAGTTGCAATCCTGGAATACGTGCTTCTTGTACATTAAAGCTTAGATTCGGAGCACGACTAAGAGTGAACTTAAATCCAAGTGGAGATAGAAAGTTCTTGTTTGCAGGAACGTTAACAGCAGACATATTATTCCTTAAAGGCTTAATTTGATTATACCATATCTATTTATAATGTCAACAGATAAAAAAAGGGGGACCTTTCGATCCCCCTTCTAGTTTTTGGTTGGTTATCCCAACTCTTATGATTACATAAGGTTCGAGATAAGAACGCGACGGTAGTACTTGTTCGAATCCTGCTCAAGAGTAGCTGTGCTATCAGCAGCAGTTGTACCCTTAGCGAATGGATTTGGAGCCATGCCGTAGCGAGTCTTGAAACCAATCTTTGGCTGGAATGAGCCTGGATCAACTGCACGAACCATTTGTAGTGGAACGTATGGGCAGTAGAACAGACCGGCGTCATATGGGTTTGAACCCTTATAACCAACTACCAGGTAGTTAGTGCCAGCGTATGGATCGATATAAACCTTGATGCGACCATTGATAACACCAGCAAATGTGTTGCCTGTGTCGTCGATGTTCAGCGAGTTTGTGTTAAGAGCTGGAGCATAGTCCAGAACACCAGCCATCTGAAGTGCAGAAGCTACGTCTGACGAACAGATGATGATGTTACCCTTACCACGACGAGTTTGCTTAGCAATCTGGTTGCATTCACGCTCGATTTGGAATAGAAGACCCTTGAACTTTTCAACCATCCAACGACCGTTTGAGTCGGTGTCAAGATCGAAGAAACCAGCTGTTGTTGTGCCGTCAGCAGCACCGCGCTCAGCAGTGATGATGATTGAGCGAACAACTTCGCGGTTGATTTCTGCAAGGATTTCAGCTGACAGAATGTTTGAAAGTTCTGTTTCAGCGTCAAGGCCGTGAATTGCCTTAAGATCTTGTGCAAGCTCAAGAGTGTATTCAGCCTTGAGAGCGCGTGTCTTAGCAGCAACAGTTACCT